TCCTGCCCGGCGCCGTGATCGGCTGGGACATGTCGGCGGCGCTGTCGCTCGGTGATGCGCTCGGAGTGCCGCCGCTCGCCATGGCCGAACTGCTGCCCGTCATCGAAGCGGTGATGGTCTTCAAGCTCAACGAACAGATGGACCACTCCCATGGCTGAGAAGAGGGTCAGCGTCCGCCTCGCGGCCGTGGGCGGACGGCAGGTGCGCGCCGAACTGGAAGGCGTGGGCGAAGCCGGATCGCGCGGCTTCGGCCGGCTGAGCCGGGAGATGGAGGCGGCGAACGCCCGGCTCGCCGCCTTCTCGCGCCGTGTCGCTGTGGCGGCGGCCGCCGCCGTTGCAGCCGCTGCCGCCGCTGGCGTGGCGATGATCCGCTCCGGGCTGCAGACGGTCGATGCACAAGCCAAGCTCGCCCAGTCGCTGGGCACCACAGTCGCCTCAATCCAGACGCTCGAGCGTGCGGGCGAACTGGCGGGCGTGTCGATGTCCGGCATCGAGCAGGCGACCAAGGACCTGACGCGTCGCCTCAGCCAGGCGGCCGCCGGGACCGGCCCTGCCGCCGACGCGCTGGACCGGCTCGGGCTCTCGGCCAACGAGCTGATCGCCCTGCCGCTGGACCAGCGCGTCGGTGCCATTAACGCTGCCATCGAGAGCTTCGTGCCTGCCGCCGAGCGCGCCGCCGTCGCGGGCCAGCTCTTCGGCGAGGAAGGCTCCATCGCCATGTCGCGGATCGACACGGCGACGCTGCGCCAGGCGACCGAGGACGTGCGCGCATTCGGCGTTGTCGTCTCCGAACAGGATGCCGACCAGATCGAACGGACCAACGACGCGATCTCGCGCCTCGGCCTGATCTGGCGCGGGTTGTCGAACCAGCTGGCCGTCGCCGCGGCCCCGGCGCTGGAAGCCGTCGCCGACGCCATGGCGGCGGTCGCGAGCCGCACCGGCCCGCTTGGCATCGTGATCCGCGGTCTCTTCGAGAACATCGGCCGCCTGACCACCTACGTCGCCACCCTCGCCGCCTTCCTCGCGGGCCGCTGGGTGGAGGGGGTGGCCGCCGCCGCGCTCTCAGTCCGTGGTCTCGCCACGGCGCTGGTCGTCCTGCGTGGGGCGCTGATCCGTACCGGCATCGGTGCGCTGATCGTGGGCGCGGGCGAGCTTGTCTACCAGTTCACCCGTCTCGTCTCCGGCGCGGGCGGTTTCGGAGAAGCGATGTCGCTCCTGAAGCACCTCGCGGTCGAGGTCTGGGAGCGGGTCCGGATGGGCGCCGCTGCGGCGGGTGAAGCTGCCACGGCGATGTTCTTCGACCTGAAGGCCGATGCGGCGTCGGGCATGCAGAGCGCCATCGAGAGCGTGGTGGGCTTCGGCAATACCGCTGCGAACACGTTCGAGGGGGCCTACGAGGCGATCAAGGCCATCTGGGGCCTGCTGCCCGCCGCCATTGGCGATCTGGCGTTCCAGGCCGCGAACAGCCTGGTCGATGGCGTCGAGGCGATGCTGAACGGCGTGGTCTCACGCATCAACGGCTTCATCGGCGGCATCAACCAGGGGCTGGAAGCGCTCGGCTCGGAGCGGCGCATCTCGCTGGTGCCGGACCTCGACCTCGGCGAGATAGAGAACCGCTTCGAGGGCGCGGCCAGCGCTGCGACGACGGCGGCACAGGCTGCCTTCGACCGGGCGTTCGAGGACAATCCGCTCACCGCGCCCGATCTCGGCCTGACCGACGCGGCGAACCGGGCGCTTGAGTCCGCGAATATCTACCGGGGCGCCGCGCGCGATCTGGCGGAAGGGGCCCGCGCGCCGCTGGAAAGCTGGCAGGCGCTGCAGGATGCGCTACGCGGCACCGACGAGGCCAGTGCCGATGCGCTGACCGAGGCCACTGGTGCTGCCGAGCGGCTGGAGGCGGCGCTCGGCGAAGCCGGGCGCGCTGCTACGGGTGCCGGTGCGGCCGCCGAGGCTGCCGCCGCTGCAGCGGAGCCCGCGACCGAGGCCGCCGTCACCGGCTGGCAGGCGGTCACGGCGGCGCTGTCGGACTACGCCAGCAAGGCCCGCGAGATCGGTGGCGATATCGGCCAGAGCCTCGTCGGCGCCTTCCAGTCGGCCGAGAACGCGGTGGGCCAGTTCGTGAAGACCGGCAAGCTGAACTTCCGAGATCTCGTCACCTCGCTGCTCGCCGATCTCGCCCAACTCGCTGCGCGGCGGTTCATCCTCGGGCCGATCGCGAATGCGCTCTCCGGCGTGTTCTCTGGCGCGGGCGGGATCTTCGCCAACGTCCTGCATGCGGGCGGGATGGTTGGATCGGCCGGACCCTCGCGGATGGTCCCGGCCATGGCCTTTGCCTCTGCCCCCCGAATGCATGGCGGTGGCATGGCTGGGCTTCGCCACGACGAGGTGCCTGCGATCCTGCAACGCGGCGAGCGGGTGCTGTCGCGGCGCGAGGCCCAGAGCTACGGCGCGGGCGGCGTCAACGTCACCATCATGGCCCGCGACGCCGAGAGTTTCCGGCAGTCCCGCACGCAAGTCGCGGCGGATATCGCCCGCGCCGTGTCGCTCGGGCGGAGGGGCATGTGAGTGCGACCCCGCAAGTGGGAACCGGTTGCAGGGGCCAGAGCACGAACCATGGAGAGACTTGATGGCGTTTCACGAGGTCCGGTTTCCCGACAACATCAGTCGCGGCGCGCGGGGCGGCCCGGAGCGGCGCACCCAGATCGTCGAGCTCGCCTCCGGCGACGAGGAGCGGAACGCCAGCTGGGCCAATTCGCGCCGCCGCTACGATGTCGCCTATGGCATCCGCCGCGCCGACGATCTGGCGGTCGTCGTCGCTTTCTTCGAGGCACGGAACGGGCGGCTGCACGGTTTCCGCTTCAAAGACTGGGGCGACCACAAGTCCTGCATGCCCTCGGGCACAGCATCGCCCACCGACCAGGCGATCGGTACCGGCGACGGCGCGACGACCGCCTTCCAGCTGGTGAAGCGCTATGCCTCGGGCGCGCAATCCTGGACGCGCGTCATCGCGAAGCCGGTGTCCGGAACCGTGCGCATCGCGCTCGGCGGGGTCGAACAGCTCTCCGGCTGGACGGTCAACACCACGACCGGCGTCGTCGCCTTCGGCGCCGCGCCGGGCTCCGGCGTCGCCATCACCGCGGGCTTCGAGTTCGACGTGCCGGTCCGCTTCGACACCGACGCGCTCGACGTGACGCTCGACCTCGAGCGGCTCGGCTCGATCACTTCCATCCCGCTGCTGGAACTGCGCCGATGAAGACCCTCGACCCCGCCCTGCAGGCCCATCTCGACGAGGGTACGACGACGCTTGCCTGGTGCTGGCGGATCACGCGCGCCGATGGCGCGAGTTTCGGCTTCACCGACCACGACCGGACGCTCAGCTTCGACGGGACCGACTTCGAGCCCGAGAGCGGGCTCACGGCATCCGAGGTGCGCTCGGGCTCGGACCTCTCGGTCGATGCACAGGACGCAGAAGGCGTGCTGACTTCGGACCGGATCACCGAGACCGACATCCTCGACGGTCGCTGGGACAACGCGGAGGTCGAGGTCTGGCGGGTCAACTGGGCCGACACCGGCCAGCGCGTGCTGATGCGGCGCGGCGCCATCGGTCAGATCCGGCGCGGGCGGCTCGCCTTCGTCGCCGAGGTCCGCTCGCTCGCGCATGTGCTCGGCCAGACGGTCGGGCGGACGTTCCAGGCGACCTGTGATGCCGCGCTTGGCGATGCGCGCTGCGGGGTCGATCTGGAGGATCCCGCATTCAAGGGCACCGGTGCGGTGATCGATCTTCTGCGTGATCGGGCTTTCACCGCCTCGGGGCTGGGCGAGTTCGACTCCGGCTGGTTCACCTTCGGCACACTGGAGTGGACGAGCGGCGCGAATGCGGGGCGGCGCGCGGAAGTGCTCGGCCATGACGTGACGGACGGCATCGCAGTCATGACGTTGCTCGAGGCGCCGGTGCGGGCGATCGCCGAGGGCGACGGCTTCACCATCCGCGCGGGCTGCGACAAGCGGATGGAGACCTGCGGCGCGAAGTTCACGAACACCGCCAACTTCCGCGGCTTCCCGCATATCCCCGGCCAGGACGCCGTGCTGCGCTACGCCACGAAGGATGGCGGCCACGAGGGAGGCGTACTGTGACGCAACCCCTCGCATTGGCCGACCCCGCGCGCGTCATTGCCATCGCGCGGTCATGGCTCGGCACGCCGTACCACGACCAGGCGAGCCTGCGCGGCGTCGGCTGCGATTGCCTCGGGCTCGCGCGGGGCGTCTGGCGCGAGGTCGTCGGCCCCGAGCCGTTCCCGATCCCGCCCTACAGCCGCGACTGGGGCGAGACAGGCCCGCGCGAGGTTCTGGCCGAGGGCGCGCGCGCCATGATGATCGAGATCGCGCCTCGCGACGCCGGTCCCGGCGCGCTGATCCTGTTCCGCATGAAGCCGCGCGCCATCGCGAAGCATGTCGGGATCCTGACCGGTCCCACCACCTTCCTCCACGCCTATGAGCGGCTCGGCGTGATCGAGGAACCGCTCACCTCATCCTGGCGGCGGCGCATCGCCTTTGCCTTCCTGTTCCCGCAACGCTGAGACCCCGACATGGCCACTCTCGTTCTCGGTGCCGCCGGCGCCGCCATTGGCGGCAGCATCGGCGGCGCGATCCTTGGCGTCAGTGCCGCGACCATCGGCGGGTTCATCGGCTCGAGCATCGGCTCGGTCGTCGACAGCTGGATCATCTCGTCGCTGGCGCCCACCCAGCGCATCGAAGGCGCGCGGCTCGACACGCTGCGCATCACCTCGGCCACCGAGGGCGCGGTCATCCCGCGGCTCTACGGGCGAATGCGCATGGGCGGCAACATCATCTGGGCGACGGATTTCCGCGAGGAGACGAAGACCACCACGCAGGGCGGCGGCAAGGGCGGCGGGGGCGGCAAGGTCAAGACGACCGAGTATCTCTACTACGCCAGCTTCGCCGTGGCGCTCTGCGAGGGTCCGATCACCGGCATCGGCCGCATCTGGGCCGACGGCAAGCCGATGGACCTCACGGGCGTCACCTGGCGCTGGTATCCCGGCGACGAGGCGCAGACCGCCGATCCGTTCATCGCGGCCAGAATGGGCGCGGCCAACACGCCCGCCTATCGCGGCACGGCCTATGTGGTCTTCGAGGAATTGGCGCTCTCGAACTATGGCAACCGCCTGCCGCAGCTGTCGTTCGAGGTGTTCCGCCCGCTCGCCGATCCCGACACGGCCGAGGGGCTCACCCGCGCCGTCACCATGATCCCGGCCTCGGGCGAGTTCACCTACGCGACGCAGGCCATCCGCAAGACCGATGGCGGCGCGACGGTGCCCGAGAACCTGAACGCGCTGGCCGACTCCACCGACATGGTGGAGGCGCTGGACCGGCTGCAGGCGATGGCCCCGGCCGTGGAGAGCGTCAGCCTCGTGGTGGCGTGGTTCGGCGACGATCTGCGCGCGGGCTCCTGCAAGGTCCGGCCGGGCGTCGAGGTGCCGGCCAAGTCGACCACGCCCGCCAGCTGGTCGGTCAACGGCGTTAGCCGTGCCAGCGCCTTCCTTGTCAGCCGCGATGACCAGGACCGCCCGGTCTATGGCGGCACGCCGTCCGACTTCGCCGTGGTGCAGGCGATCCAGGAGATGAAGGCGCGCGGGCTGCGCGTGACCTTCTATCCGTTCATCCTGATGGACGTGCCGCCCGGCAACAGCCTGCCGAATCCGTATTCGGACAACGCCGCCGAGACGGGCCAGCCCGCGTTCCCCTGGCGGGGGCGGATCACCTGCTCGCCCGCTGCTGGTTTCGCCGGGACCGTCGACAAGTCCGCCACGGCCGCAAGCCAGGTCGCGGCGCTGTTCGGCGCGGCGACGCCCGCCAGCTTCAGCGTGGCGGGGCAATCGGTTTCGTGGATCGGGCCTGCGGGCGACTGGGGCCTGCGGCGCATGGTGCTGCACTACGCCCATCTCTGTGCGGCGGCGGGCGGGGTGGACGCCTTCCTCATCGGCACCGAGATGCCGGGGCTGACGACGATCCGCTCGGGCGCCAGCACCTATCCGGCGGTGCAGGCCT